CATCATCCCGGGCACTTTCCAGCGGCCGCCACTTTCATCAATCAAGTTTTTGATCGGCTCCAATATTTCCCAGTCAAAAATCCGGCCATAGTCTGGACCGGTTGCGGCCCGCAGTTCTCCGCCCTGCGCCTGATGTCCGTAAACCTTAATCAGTTCCTTGCCCCGGTTATACTTCAAACCCCATTGGATACAGTCCGCCGCAATAGGTGCAGGCAAGTCGCGCAGATATCCCGCGGGTGCGCCTGCTAATTGTGATAGCTGGCCAAAACTCCAATTGGTGGGGGTGTTGTTATGCTCGCGGCGATTGTCATCCGTATATTCGACAAAGATATTTCCCCGGCTGGGGTTTTCTTCGTCAAAGTCTCCGATGATTTTGACCTTGTGCGTGTCAACGGTGCGGCTTGTCATGCGCTGCGAATCAATCTTTTTGTGCGCCAGCATATCGTCAAGCGTCAAAAACTTTTGATCGTCGGGACGGTTAAACCATTGTGATGAAACTGCACTGTTTCCGATACCATGCGCGAAGGCGTTTGTGGTGTAAGTCATGTTATTAATCTCCGTAAAAGTTAAAAAGAACGGACCATTGCCCGGCCCGCTCTTATAATCTCGCATAAACCTGCATATGATTGCAAGCTTTATTTTCTAAAAAGTTATTCCGCCCCGATATCACCCGCCACATGGTGCCGCACAATAGACCGCGGCGGCAGGCCTTTAACAAACCGCAAAAGCTTTTCCCCGTCGGTTTCATCCGGCTGCGCACCGTTTGCAGTATCATCCCACCATATCCGGCAATTACCGGCGTCCGCATAGCATCCGCCCTTAACGGTTAAATCCGCGGCTTTTCTTTTGCTGGGCCCATGCGCAGTAAATCCAATAATAAAATTGCGATCTAATCGGGCGCAAAGTGGATCACCGTTTCCACAATCTGCGCAGGATATATCCCGGATTTCTGCCGGACACCGCACGACGTTAATACCATGCGGGGCCGGTTGCGTTTTCTTTCCCTGCCATGATTGCTCGTTTACCACCGCGACGGACGGGACGCCGTTATGAATCGACGCGGCTGCCGCGCCTAAGTTTTCGGTGCTGTAATTAATAACGGTTTTATCTGCCCGCAATTTACGGCCCCAATCAAAAACATTTGGATCAAAATGCGAGTAAGTAAATGAAACGCCTTTGGCCGGTTTTGCATCCAGCAACGCGTCAAGGTAATCGGCGTCAATCTTTTCGGTGCCTTTCCCGCTGCAATTCATTTTGCACGTGGTCGGGCAGGTCCCGTATTTCTCCCCGGTGCCCGCTCTATATGTTACCGCAATGCCCTTTGTTTTTTTGGCGCGGCTTAATTCAACAGTCTTTAACATGGTTTGCCCTCCGTAATGTATGCGACTTATCTCATACTATAGCGCAATAAAAAACCCGGCGTCAACCGGGTTTAATTTTATTATTTTTTACGTCGCCGGGGTTTTATCGGCCGCCGTCGCGCCTTTTCGCGTTCCTGTTTTTCCCACGTCTCTTTCCCGTATAATAATTTACCAAGCCAATTAAATAAAAACATTTAACCCCAATCCTTTTGCCCGCCGTCGGCTTCCCCATCGGCATAACCTGCATGATAAGCCTTTAATTCAGACGGAGTTAAGTCCGTCACGCAGGTCGCGCAGTTCCTAGTGCTTGTTCCGCCCGTAAAGTAATGAGGGTCAACCGGTCGGTGATACCAATAGTCTGCCCGCCCGCGGTCATAAGGTCCGCCGTGTCTTTCATCATGTTTCATAATAATCTCCGTAGTTAGTTAGGTCTAAGATATTATGCGATCATATGGGAGAAATCAAGCTCATTATTTTATCCCAGTCAAAATCCCCATCGGAGCAATAGACCGGTGCAACCTTCAGGCCTTCCATCTTTAAATCCATTGCGTCCTTACCGTGGTACAAATAGATCATTTGCGGCTTTGTTTTGGTTTGCAGCTTACGGACCAAAACCCAAACGCTGGCATGACTGTGCGTTGTAAGCCAAGCGACTTGATGAGGTCGCAGGTCCACTGCGTTTCCAGAAGTCGCCTTTAATTCTACAAAATGAAACTTACCGGTTTCATCGCAGCATAAAACATCTGGGATGCCCGGCATGGCCCATGTTTCAATTCGGGTACTTTTCCATGTTCTCGGGCTCTTTTGCATCCCAGTCTTCATCAGCCTCCAAAAGTCGGCCTCGCGCTTTGTCGCGGTTCTGGGGATTGCTCTCTCCTTCGGGAGTAACGTCGATAGTGATCGGGGCATAACTTTGTTTAATCTCCTTCAGAGCGTTCAGCACTTCGTCCTTGCTCATCGAATCGATGCTGCCATGACGGATTTCTGATTTGCTCACATAAATATCGCCTTGCGCTTGCCCCCGCCGATATTCTGCTTGAACGGCTGCCGAATAGGCTCCGTTGGTTAACGCTGCATCGCGGATGGTTTGAAGGTCGCGCAGATGCCGCTGGTAATTCACGCCAAACTTTTCATCAAGCTCGGCGCGATATGATTGTATAGCTGCCACCACATGGGGACAGATATTAGGATTGGTCATCTCATATGCTCTGGTGTGCGCTGATCCTGCCGGGTAGCCTGCATTAACCGCAGCTTCCCGCATAGTGATCTGGCCATCCTTCGAAACAAGCTCTTTTACAAAAAGCTCTTGCCGCCTAGTCAGGACCGCAGCTTTAGTTGATTTAGGTCGCCCGCCTTTTTTAGTTTTAGCAGGAGGGTTTGATTTAGCTTTCGACGCCATGATAGTATCCTAGTTATTTGCAGATACTTTACACTCAAAACAGCCCCCTTGTATATATAGCTACAAAAATAAAAAATATAAAAAAACTTTTCAGACCCCCTTAACGCACTTCTGCCCCTTACGGTTACACAAACTCTGGTTACGTTACATTTTTAGAAACTACTTTGTGTTACTTCTAAGTCCCTATATATAAAGAACAAAACACCCAAAGTTACACGGTTACACCGGTTACGCCTATTTTTACAAAAAATATTTATTTTTATTTCTGGCTCTATATATAAGGGAACGCGTTTATTTGTAACCGCTCCATAAAAAAACCCGCGATCCGTGGACCGCGGGCTGTTGTTTACGCGCTACTATTTTCGATGCTTGAGATATTCTCTGTCATCCATTCGAGGCAGTCCGCGTGTTTGTCGTTAAAATCACCTTTCTTCACGGGCCTTATAGATCGGCTTGTGACCGTAAAGATTCCAATTGGGGTTGGCGGGTTTTCCGTTTGCCAATTGTATCCTCCAAAGTCTGATACATAAAGCTCGTCATCTTTACCGTACACAACGTAGATTGGTATTTTATCTCCGCCGTCGTGTTTATGGGCGTTTTTGATTGCAGTAATTGGATTACTTGCTTTTGCCCATGTGCCGTAAAGACCGGCAGTTGATGCGAGGAAGGTGTATCCGTTTGGAAGGACGTGATCTTGTGTTTCACTCATGGTGAACCTCCGTAGTATGTAGGACCGAAGTCCATTGTCAAATAGCCGTGGGGCTTGCCCGCCCCAGCCGACGGGCTCATCCCATCGACAATATTATATTACCACAGGTATGCGATAAAGTCAATAGTTAACTTTTTAAGAAATTAGGTGCGTTGTTAGAACGGCGGTTCTTCTCCATCATATTTTGGTTTCCAAGGCTCGTGGGCCGTGGGCTTTGAGGAGGGTAAGGGGCTCGTGGGTTTTGTTTCGAGGACGCCGATACGTTTAAGCTCGGCGTCCAAGTGTGGTGGAAGGTTCACCAGTTGGGTCCGAAGACTTTGGCGAACACTTCATTGAGCATGATTTCGATTTCGAGGTCGGTCATTTTTTTCATGATACGAAGCTCGACACGATTGCTGCGGCTGCGCCTGCAACGATTGCGGTAACGACGGCCCGGACTAGGAGTTTATGTCGGACGTACCACGGCTCGTGGTTCACGGTTTCCCACATTTTATTTTCGAATTGCGCGTCGTGGGTTGTGGTGAAGTCCACGGCTTCGGCCATCCCGAGTTCTTTGTGGGATGGTTTGCTGAACGTTTTGTTTGAGGCGGCGTACTTTTCTACTTCTGATTCTTTAAAGTGGCGCACACCTTTAACCATTGTTCCTTTTGGGAAGGGCATGGGGCTACGTTTGGTTACGACTTTCTTAATATGATATTCCAATTTTGGTGCCTTGATGCTGTATTTCAAACAGATTTCTTTTTTGGTGAGTGTCTTTGACATGATTATCTCCATAGTTAGGTGGGATTACTATATGGGATATTATGCGCTAGTGTCAAGCTTTAGTGTATTTCGTCGGAACCGCGGTGGTTTTGCTGTTTGATTTGCATTTCTTCTGCATTGACGGTTGCGTTGTGTATGCAGGAGGACAGGACTTTCATGGCGGTATCATTATCGGGGGCGAGGGACATGAGCGCGGTGAGTGTTTGCGTAAGCATTCCCCCGATAGCTGCGCCCATGTTCATATCGTTTGCGTTCATTTCTTGGATAAGTTCATGAGCGCATTCCATTGACCAAAAGAAGTCATCTTTTATTTCGTCTTCGACTTCTTGTAGCGAGGATGGCTTCATTCAATCTTTCCGAGGCAGATCATATCTTTTGACATAATCACGAACAGTACGGAGCAAGATGCCCGTCATGGTCGCAATTTCTTGGTCTGTTATGTTTTTCAGTTTCATATTATTGATTATCTTAGCCTTGTCGGGCAGTTTTTTAAAGTCTGTTTTTGGTCGGCCGCCTTTGTTGCCAGATTGCTTGCCACCATCCCATGCGGCGCGTTGTCCTAAATCAGATTTTAGTTTTGGATTTATCGCATGGTCATACTTTAGCTGCTTGATCCAAGCTGCGCGGTATAGGTCCTGATATTCAGGAGAATCGGGGGTCAGTTTCATTTTTTGGCCTCCCATGTGTCCACCTCCGCGTACCAATTGCCGGTGCGGCCACTTTCTTTTACTTGGACGTTTATCCAATCACCGTCTTTTTCGGACAGCCACGCGATCAGGTCTTCGCGTTTTATGCTAAGATTGCACTTAACGAAGTCAGGCGCTTTCTCGTTTGGTTTCTTGGCCATCAGGCCGTTAACAAAATCAGGCATTTTTCCCTCCTTAAAAAAAAGATACCCCCAGCCGCGGGCAAGCAACTGGGGGTGGTTTTACTACGGAGTGCAACATGTCGTTACAGCACCTACTTTACATAGAGATATGGGATAAGCAACACTTAATCGCATATTTCCTTTGGAAACTCGGCGGTTTTTGGGTCGTCTATAATTGTTAAAGTACATGTCTTACAAACCCGAACAAGTTTTTTTTCTGTCTTTTCAGTTACCTGAAGCACTTGTTCGCACTTCGGACAGCGGTTTTTCATAAGTCGTTTGTGAAACGAATTATTACTTTGATACGAGATTGTCATCCGCAACCACCGCTTCGTTGGATTTCTTTACGAGAGCGCGTTCGAATTTATACCAATCAAAAACCACGCGGAGTTGTCCCCCGATTGTTCTGCCTTCTGTTTTAGACAGTTCTTTTATTTCTTCGTACACTTCGCGTGGTACGAGGACACTTTTCCAGCGTGTGGTATCCATTTTTTATCTCCAAGTCCCGCTTTGTCTAGGATATTATAGGAGAATATGCAAGAATGCAAGAAAAAGGGGGATATAATGAGTTTTGTTTTGTTTGGTCAAATGGATGATCCTAATATCGCAGCGTTGCGTCCGCATTTCGATTTGTTTCTGGATCAGGCCGGAGACTACACGTGGGACATAAATACAAATACTCTTGTTTATTGTGACGAACCGGTTAACATGCGCGGGTTTTTTGGCCGGGCCAACGTGTTCACAGAAAACACGCACCAGCGGTACAATAATTGGTATCTTATGGCCAATTATCTGAAAGCCAACCCAAAGGTCGCCGTTTACAACCGTAAATATGACCATGTGACGCCCATCAAGGCGGCCAATCTGCGTAGCGCCATGGCCGCGGGCCTTGCGATACCGCGCACGATCATTGGTAAGGGGCCTTTGGAGGGCGATTGCATTGTCAAACCGCTTACGGGCGGCCAACATTGCCAATCCGGTAATGAATCGATGTACACGGGAATCATACAGCACCGCATAGCAGGGAATAATCGGCGTTTGTTTCTTATCGGAAACCAGCACTTTGGTTTCAGGTTAGATACGACGGAGCTAGATTACCGGGACGATCCCCACACAAAGGTTTCGGTGGAACATTTTCCGCAGGATGAGGTCGATAAAGTAAGAACCGTGGCGCGTGGGCTGGGCTTAACCTTTTGTGCTGCGGATTTCATGGACGATATATTTTTGGAGGTGAACAGCGGGCCCATGTTCGCGGCGTTTGATGCGGTTGTTTACGGAGCCCTTGCGAAGGCTATTCGTGCAGAGTTAAAATAAAAAAACCCCCAACCTTTGCAGTGCGAAACCTAGCCGGGTCGGGGGCAGTTAGACAAAAGCCACAGGCGTAGCTATGTCGAGCAGGAAAGAGAGCCTACATGGACTCGCCCCAAGACGGTCCCATTTCAACATCACATTTACTCGGGACCTCCAGAGGAAGAACATTCTCCATAATCTTAGCTATTTCATTAGCTTCGTCAACATTTTTTACTGACATAGCAATTTCATCGTGGATTTGTATCAGAGGCAAATGTCCTTTCTTGTACAATGCAACCATTGCTTTCTTTGTCATGTCCGCGGCGGACGCTTGGATGAGCCTGTTCAAAGCTTTGTAGGTGTATGCCCTTTTAAGACGCGTAGTGGGCCCGTAGGTGGACACAGCTTCCCTGTAAGGTAGTGCTTTGTTCATTGCGAACGTGTCGGGTTCCCACATGTCAAACCTGCACTTACGGCCTCCCAGTGAGCGCAGAGCGCCTGCCGACGATTTCTCGTTTAACCTGTTCATAACGCCGGTCATCAGTCCTTTTACGAACGGAACGCGATCATGGTATTGTTTGACCAGCTTCTTGGCTTCCTCGACAGGAATGTCCAAGCTTTCCGCCATTTTGTTTACGCCCATGCCATACATCAGACCGAGGTTAATGGTCTTTGCTTGCTTACGTGGAATGTTTGTCATCTCGGCAACCATGGTATGGAAGTCTGTTCCGGGGTCCGTGTTGTATGCTTCAACAAACTCGGCTGCGCCATCCAGAGGGATGCCGCGTGTTTTGCCATAAACGTGAGCGTAGTGAACCAAGATGCGTGGTTCTTGTTGCGAGTAGTCGATGGCGGCCCATTGGTCACCTTCTTCTGGCAGGAACAGACTGCGGATCATGGGACCTAGTTCTGGATCGCGGGCCGGGATTTGTTGCAGGTTGGGGTTGGACATTGAAATTCTACCGCTAACGGTGCCCCCATCGTCTGACCGGATTTGGTTTATGTGCGAATGTATGCGTCCATCTGTGCGGCAATGCTTCATAATTGTGTTGATAAAGGTGCCTGACGTTTTGTTCAGGTTCCGCGCTTCGACAACCAGCTTTGCCACGGGGTGCGGGTTTTCGTTTAGGAACTGTTTGGTAAACGACGGAGCGCCTTTTTCTGTTTTAGGGTAAGTTATGTCCAGCTTGTCGAAAGCCTTGGACAGCGATTGCGCGGCCCATATTTCCACATCTGTTCCCGTGATGCGTTTAACTTCCTTCATGACTTCTTTTTCGCGCTTGAGGAGCATGTCCTTGGTCCGCTCCACGCGGTTCACGTCTATGCGAACGCCACGCATTGTCATGTCCACAAGGCACGGTAGGAGGTCGAGTTCTGTGTTAGCTATGTCCCATAGGTCTTCTTTACCCAACAGGGTAGAAAAGTAATTCCAAAGCTCCAGCGTAAGTACGGCATCTACCTCGGCATATGGGCCGACATACATAGCGGGCATTTTCCACATCTCGGCTTTTGGATCGACACCAAACTCCCGAGCGGCTTCAACCAGCGCCTTTTCTGATTTGGTTTTGCCTAAATGTTCGTAGGCCAGAGCGTTGAGACTGTAACTGAACCGGTTTTCATCAAGCAGAGAGGCGACAAGCATTGTATCGATTATGCGGCCGTTAACCGTGAAGCCCATCTGTTTAACCCAGCCCAAGTCATATTGAGCATTGTGCATGATCTTATCGGCAGGGCATTCAAAGACTTTGCGCAGCCATTTATTGACTTGTTTTTCGTCCAGATTTCCGCCGCCGAAGTGCCGTATCGGAATGTAGCCGGACCACCCGTCCACTGCTACGGCATACCCTACGACTTCCCCGTCCCCGGTGGGCCACCCGGGCCCGTTTTTCTTTAAGTTAGGGTCACGGGTTTCGACATCAATCGCAATCTTTGATGCGCTTGTGATGTCCGGTAACTCAAGGGGTGGGACCCATTCACTTTTTGGAGCGAACATTGCCATTTGTAGATTTGCCATTATTTATTTCCTCAATAAATTCTGCGCCCAGCGCGGTGTATCCCGCTTTATCAATCCATGAGTCTTCATGATCGATTGTTTCTATGAGCCTGCTTGTTTTTACCCAGTCCATCATCAACGTGACGTGGGCTGGGGTCAGGTAACCGTGGCTTGCATAAGCTCCACGCATGATTACGTTCCAACCATCCGCGATACGTTGGTGGTTTTCATACGCATCCCCGTAATCCTTGGCCCGGTCCCCGTTAATTAAGGACTTTGCTTTGTCCAACACTTCATCTCGTTTCATCTAATCCTCCAACAAATCTTGACCAAGAGGTTTAAGAGATAATTCAAGCCGCCAGTGGCGAGCCCTCCCCGTTTCCCAATCATACGGGTCCCACTTAGGGTTCTTAACATCCATATACCCCAAATTAGACGCAACCTTGCGCATCTTCCGAAAAGCCTTAGCCTCTATCTGACGAACCCGCTCCCGGGAAACTCTCAAAGATGCAGCGCACTCATCCAAACTCTGGTCATGCGCAAACCGCCGAGCTAAAACATCCCGCTCCCGAGGAGTCAGTTTCTGAGAAAACTGACTTATTGCACTCAACTGTGATATAGTCTTTTCCGACGAACCCTCCTGAACTAACTTCTTTACGTCGTCCAAATCAAGATTAACCTCAGATGTAGATTTATTTAAACGAAGCTCACGCATGTGATTCGGCCACAAATCCTCCGGATCACGGCCAACCATCCCCGCAACATCCAAAGCTAAATCCGTCCAACCCTTTGAATTATATGGAACCGACTTCATCGTTATTAACTTATTTACCGTTTGCTGCGAACGACTCATCTTTCGGCACATGTCCGCAACAGAAGAATACCGCTCGCGTATCGCACGAAGTAACCTTCCATTGCGAACAGTTACCTTTAAATTAAAATCCTCATCACTTTTCAATGTTTCACCTCATTACTGTAACCAACAAAGACCATTTCTTTTAACTCGGGATCATATTCAAATCGAACGGCAGGCAGGTCCTCATCTTTTACTGTGGGATCATTCCACATTTTTTCAGCCCGCACTTTGCCAAGATCAGTCACCCCCAGCTTTTCGTATTCCTTGCGTTTGGCTTCTTCGTGCGCTTTCCAGTCATCCCATGTCATCTTTTTCAAGACTTCTCTCCTTTAAACAATTTACTTTCCCATTGGCACACTTCGTTAATGTGCGTGTGCCGTGTAGTAGGACGCACCATCCCAACCTTTTCAACCCATCCCAACTTCCGAAGAGACGCCATCATTGCGCCCCAAACGTTATGGTGATGCGGATCAGCCATGCCCTGCGCTCTACAAAAAGCACAGATTTTACCGCCTTCCACGAACTGATGTTCCGAAAGATATTTGGCAGCATTCTGGTAATACTCCTGCTTCCACTCATCGTCTGCGTGGACATAAGCGCGGTCTATCTCAGCTTCGATAAATTCGAACCGCTGTTGTTCAGAAAGAGCTTCAGTCATAGGTCGTAACTCCTTGTCGCGTCTTCAGGTTCAACAATATACAAGTTTTGTCGGGTACGCGTGACCCCAACGTAGAAAACTCGGTGCATATCATCAGGGTTAATTCGCATGGCATTATCGGCCGCCGCACTTAAATCGGTAAACAACACAACGTTGTCCGCCTCGCCGCCCTTTGACCCGTGGATCGTGGACGCTGTAATGCGGGGTATGCCGTTAAACTTCTCGCCGCGCCGCAGCATTGCTGTAATGTACGCCCTGTCGATTTCGGGCAGCTTATCCATGGCCTCTGACCATATCATGGTGTCGTCAATTAATAGCCCATAGTTAACTCGCAAGTCTTGTAAGTTAACCATTTCCTTGTCGTCGAGCCCGGGTATCTTTTTGTATCCGCGTGTGATGCGTGTTCCGGTAGACATGTAGCTGTAAATCTTACGGGCCACGTCTCCCGATATCTCTTTCCCCTTACGCATTTGCTCCCAGCCGTTGACCGCCTCAGATATCTTTTCGCTGATGGACCGGTGGCCGCGGTAATTAAACAAGTAACCGTTTGATTTTAAATCGCTTGCCACGGGCTGTAGCTGATAACCGGCTTGGGACAAAATCAGCCATGAGCCTTGCGCCATATCAAGTGAGCTTATATGATTGATACGCGCCACATTACCTCGGTCGGGTTTTGGATCATATCTTTTCGGAAACCTCCGCGTGATGCGGCGCACGACATTTTCAGCCAAGTGATGAACGCTCTGGGGTACACGGTATGACTGCGAAAGCGTCTCTGAACCCCCGGGCAGGTTTATGAAGTGGTCTACGTCCGCCCCGGCCCATCGGTATATGGCTTGGTCATCATCCCCTGCGCAGTACATACGCTTAGAGTTTTCATCTAATATGTGAGCAATGTCCCATTGTAGCGGGCTTAAATCCTGCGCTTCGTCCAAGAAGCATAGATCAAATTCAGGCCGGAACGTGTTTTTTCCAGAGACAAACTGATCCAACATGTCTGTGAAGTCGTATAAACCCAAACCCTTTTTGTATTCGCGCAAGCATTTGTCCACGTAATTCACAGTATTCCAGTCTTCTTCCAGATTGCTCTGATTATATTGTTCCCGAAGGTCTACTTTGCGCAGCCTTGCCAAGTTAATCAGGCCTAGTATGGGATCGTTTCCCGACACTACCGAAGGCATATCTTCGTCAAAGCTGGTGTTTTTTGCTGCGCCCAGCGATACGCCGATCTTCTGACCAAGCTCTTTAAAGTTAGCTTCCTGCATAACTTGCTCGGGACGGATGTCTGTCATTGTTAGAGCAAGCGAGTGCAACGTCCGGAAGTAGATTAGGTCTTTCTTGGCATCCAACCCAAAGCGTTCCGCAGCGCGTTCCTTGGCCTCGTTTGCCGCTTTCCGGGTAAACGCCAGAAAAGCAATACGGTGAGGAGACATGCCGTTTTCTAAGGCCTCGTCCACCATATTGAGAAGGGTCGTGGTCTTACCTGTCCCGGGCGGTCCAAATATCCTAAACATTTTCTGCTTTAGCCTTCTTGTATATTTGTTGAACACGCTGCTTTGAAATACCAAACCACTTTGCGACGGCAGTCATGGTCACGTGTTGTTCATCGATCAGGCGAACTATCTCAGCGTTACGAGCGGCTTTTAGTACATTTGGCATTAGAACGGAGCCTCGTGCTGTGATCCAAACTCAGGGGGATCAATATCAATATCTACATTGTCGAACGAAGGTATCTGCCATACGCGCACGGCACGTCCTTTGATCTTCATAACAAGACTGCTACCGTTTATGTCCCGCAGGCGTTGAGCTATCCGGTGTGACTTATATTCAAAGAATTTATTCTTTTTCAGGAAGTTCTCAAAGTCTTTCAAACGGAAGTAAGTGATATTAACTTCCTCGTCTGTCCAAGGTTTGCGAAGTAAGATTTCTTCTTTATCCTGCGCAACCTGTAAGTGGGCGCAAAACTCCTCCAAATAATCGTAGAACTGTCCGCTGATGCTGGCATCTTGCGCGACTTCGATAATTGCGCTCTCGTTATCTTTCATCTCACTTAACAGTGTGCTTATCCGGCTCTCCCATTGCTGCTTGGCAACGGAGCGGGGCATGAAGTTAAGTTGTTCCATGCAGGCTTTTTGAAAAGTCGGTTGGTTCATCAAAGCATCTGTGTCCATTTCCAGAGGCTCGCCGTTAACGTCCATAAACCATACGGGCGGGGTAGAGTTATACTTGCGGAGGTTTGCGATTGTGGCCCCGGCTACGGCGGCCCCTATGCCGAACTTACGGGTCCGACATAGGTCTTTGTTACAGTGCGCGTTGATCGGCGCATCAGAACATTTATATGCGTAATCTTTTCGCTCTACTTGTTTGGCAACAACGTTTACCTCTGAGAGTGGCAGTGGCGGAGATATGTACTCCATATTGAAGCGGAGTATCTCTGACTCCCAGCTATCTGGATATGCCTTTCGTAAGTACACGCCAATGTTGAACAGACCATTATTACGTCCTCCTTCGCTAATACCTGATTTGCACAGTATCTGTAGACAGGGCGGACCGTCCTTTAGCAGGTCGGTTTCACCGCCCCCTACTACTTGAAGCTTAACGATTTGCTCCGGAGTTTGAACATGTTTTTCGTATAATTCTATAAATTCATCTAAGGTGGCAGACGTGCCATCGTCCAAGAAAGCATAGCGCAATCCGTTTTCATGATCGTAATATGGCAGGTTTAAGAAGTTGCCTACGTCTCCACGATCAAGGTGCAGCTTTATTTGCTTTGGAAATATCTCGCTCTCGCCGTATCCAAGGGCCGCGGCTATTGATTGCAGGGCCTTCTGCATATCTTTGGCTTCTGTCCAACCGCTGGAAAACAGGAAACAATGCGCTCCGCCTGATTTAGATCGGCAGACCACCATGGGTATTTTTAACCGGCGTATTTTATCGACAAGAATTTTGTGATCCAGAGGGTACTGATCGATATCAATACAGCCCCATTTACAACAGTTGTCTTCATTGATGGGGATGATGCCTAACCCGGCTCCTGCCCCCGACAGGTGGTTGTCCCAAAGTTTTTTGTCGCGTGGTTCTCTAAGAATGCCCGCTTTGCCTTTGGCCTTACCGTTTGCCCCTGTATTTTCTATTTTGAAGTAGCCGTATGCTTCCTTCAAACCATCGAAGATGGCCATAAACTTTTCTGCTGACATTATCGCCCCCACTCGAAAGAAAAGCGGCGGGGCATAAGTACCCCGCCGCGAACACTACTTAAAACGGTATATCTTTATCGTTTTGTGCAGCTTCTTCTCCATCCGAGTGTTTCACAACAACGTCACCCGCGGTGATACTTGCTGCAAATTCTTTGGCCCGAGTATACATGTGCGCCTCTGACACAGGACCCTCGACAGACATTTCCCATCCATGCCACGAACCCTTGGAGTTTTCTTCCCCAATTGTTTTAAGATCGTAGATGTAAGCAAAACGAGGTGGTGTGAAGGGTCCTTTCGATCCCATCATAGAACGTGACGCCATAATGCTGTTCCATTTACGCGACTTTTTAAGCTGCGTAGATTTCATTGCGATCAGGGCTGTCTCCATTGAGCCGTCTTCCGCGAGCAAGATAACAAAGTGCTGGTGCGTTTCTTCGATGTATTCACCGGAGCCATCCATCAAATAATCTTTGTTGTCATCTTTTGACCGCTCAACCTTTGGCCGCGCTTCATGCGGTTCGTAGATGGCTGTCGGCGCACCGCTTCCCACGCCACGTGGGGCCCACTGGATGAAGCGACGTTGATAAGCGCACGGTATGACCCGAATGCCCGTTTTGCCCTTGTAAAGGGCTCCTGTGACCGTGTTGTAGATATCCCCTTTACGGGCATCTTCGTTTACGTCCAAGACAGGATCGTTACCAGACAGAACCTTTAAGAACGGCAGGGCTAAATCTTCCTGCCCCAAATCCTGAAGGCCGTCCCCGGCATCTTGTTCAAACATTGCCGGGTTAAACTCTGCCAACCCGGTTTCTTCTTTTTTAGCAACTTGCTTTGACTGTGCCATATTATTTTCCTCTCTTGATGACTGCACGTTGACCGACGTAAGCTCCGAACAATTCCATCGGAAACTCTTCTCCTGCCTCGCACCGCTCTTTTACAAACGCACGAAGCGTCTGCGGGTGAATTTCGGTTTTCTGCGTAGGCACAAAACCCTCTTGTTCAGCAAATGCTGAAAAAGCGTTAGCTTTATCGTCCTCGCCACGGCCAAACTGACACAAGACAGTATTCTTAATAATGTCATCGTACCCGTTTTCGCGTAGCCAGTCGTAAGCTTGCGGACGATTGTTAACCAGTATGGAGGCTCCATACGTTTGTTTGACCTCAACGGTAGAACCGTCATCTAAGGCAAACGAAGATATACCTACTTCGGCAAGCATTGCAGGCATGTCTTCATCCGTCATTTTCAGAAGCTTTTTCTTTGCATTCTTGAGATCGCTCTCCAGAGAAGCAATATATTCTTCTTCATCGCGGATATGTCGGGCCAACTCAGCCACCGTTTGGAGGCCTTGTTGATCTATCTTTTCGACGGATGAGGCGATAGTGTCCTCAAAATCTTCTTCCATCATTTTTAGTACGTCGTTACTCATTCCGAGTCTCCTTCGTGGTTAAAGGCACCTGTCGGGCCTTGACAAATACGGATAATATCGTATACTCGGCTCTTGTCAAGCAGTATTTAGGGAAATTTAAAATGCGTGGATTTGAGTACAAAACCAACCCGTATGACCACCAGCGTAAAGCGTTAGAAGCTTCGTGGGCCGAGGAGTATTATGCGCTGTTCATGGAGATGGGTACAGGCAAAACAAAAGTGGCTATAGACACCATGGCGGTTCTTCACGAAGCAGGCAAGATAAATGCGGCTTTGGTTGTAGCACCCAAAGGAGTTTACGATAACTGGGTCAAAAATGAAATACCGGCACACCTTCCGGACCGCATTCAACGAAACATCCTGCGCTGGACCCCTGCCAAGACAAAACGCATGGAAACAGACCTTAAAGATTTCATTGTTGGAGATTTACACGGCATCAAAGTGTTTGTTATGAACATAGAGGCGTTTTCCACGAGCCGTGGGACGGAAGCCGCTCTCGCCTTTCTTTACCAAAACCCCGACAATATTGTGATTGTAGACGAAAGCACCACGATCAAGAACCGTAAGGCGGCTCGGACAAAGAATATTGTAAAGCTACAAGAGTATTCTAAGTATCGGCGTATCCTGACGGGTTCTCCTATTACCAAAAGCCCCATGGATTTGTTTAGCCAGTGCGACTTCCTGCGTAACAAGGCGCTTGGTTTTAACAGCTACTTCGCGTTCCAATCGCGTTACGCAAACATTCAACAACGCACAATGGGGCACCGCAGCTTCCAGCAAATCGTGGGTTACCGACGGTTAGACGAACTTTCTGAAAAGTTAGACCGCTTTAGCAATAGGGTTTTAAAGCAAGATTGCTTGGACCTGCCTGAGAAGGTTTATGTGCGGCGGGAAATCGAGTTCACTCCGGAACAAAAGAAACTGTACACGCAGATGAAGAAGTTGGCTCTAGCTAAGTTAGAAAGCGGGGAGCTTGCCACCACTGCGAGCGTTCTTACCCAGATAATGCGTCTTCAGCAAATATGCTGCGGGTTTCTGCAACCAGATGAGGGTGAGATAGAGTCTGTCCCGAGTAACCGTCTGAAGGAACTTTTGGAGCTTACAGATGAGGTGCAGGGCAAAGCTATAATATGGGCCACATATACGCATGATATTCTGCGCATTGAGAAAGCCATCAAAGACCAGTTTGGCGAAGACTCGGTTGCGACGTACTATGGTGGTACACCGCAGGATGAGCGGCAAGATATCGTCACGCGCTTTCAGGATAAGTCTGATCCGCTGCGTTTCTTCGTTGGTCAGCCGCGGACCGGGGGCTACGGCATCACGCTAACTGCCGCTAACACCGTGATTTACTTTTCAAACAGTTACGACTTGGAAATTAGATTACAGTCGGAGGATCGCGCTCACCGGATTGGTCAAACCAACAAGGTCACCTATATTGACATGGTTTCGCCCGACACTATCGATGAAAAGATACTACAGGCCTTGCGGAGCAAGATTGATATTGCTGGTCAGGTTCTAGGCGAAGACGCGAAAGACTGGTTGAAATAACCCTGCGGGTCAGGCCCGCGGACCGGGGGTGGTCCAGAAACTTCGCCGCCACTTGCAAAGGGGCTGGGCATTTCTTGGTCATAGTCGTATGCGGCATACTGCGCAAAGACGTTTTCTGTCGGTTCTTCGGGCCGAGCTTGTGGTCTGATCTGCGGAACAGAGGCCTGTTCTACAACTTCAGGTTCTTGAGGCATCATTAGATACTCACTTACCGCTTGTGCGGCAGGAGCAAACCCCGGTTGACCGAGGCCCGCGGGCCGTCCCCGAGGTTTAGGAGCCGGGTCTGAATTTTCCGTTAGTTGAAAAAAGTCTCCCATGGCTGGTAATATTTCACCTTTAGGCGCACCGTGAATGATTGAGACGTAATCACGGGTTTCCTCAAAAGGAGGTATTCCGTTGTATTTACGCACATTACCGGGGCCCGCGTTATATGCTGCGAGGGCCAAGGGCACCGTACCAAAGTCCTGTAGTTGTTGCTTGAGATACTTAATCCCACCAATTACGTTTTGTTTTGGATCGTTGGGGTCTACACCCAATTCTTTTGCCGTTTCGGGCATAAGCTGCATTAGGCCTATTGCGCCTTTTCCACTAACGGGGCCCTGACGGCCTTTATTTTCTTGGTATATAACACGTAGAACTAGCTCGGGATCAACGTTTTGTTCAAGAGCTAACTCCATGGGATCAAACCCATAATCTTCCATTATTTTCTGTCTTACGGCTGTAAGCTGTTCAGGGGTAGCCGGTGCCGTTACGACGCCCCCTTCGTTAAAAAGTTGTGCAAACATCCCACCAAGACCGGCTTGCATGGGGTTTCCTAGTTGTCCGGTAGTCTCAGGGGATTGTTGGAGCATACCAAGTTGCCCTACAGACACGCCGCCTCCGCCATCCTCGCCCATGGCTTGAGTCATAGCCATCATACCGCCTCCGCCATCCTCGCCTATAGCGCGTGTCATGGCGTTACCACCCATCATGGGTTCTGGTCTGTTTTCAAATTGAGACATGCTATCAAGGTGCATTTGTCCGCCGCCAAAGCCAAAGCTTTCTTCGGCTCCAAAGTGAGCCCGCTCTGCTTCGTCAACCAACTGCACAAAATGCTCCACATCTTTTTGCGCAGCTTCCTGAACGGTTTGTGCGGCTTTTTGACCGTAAGTTCCCATCAAATAGTCTTGGTAATTTTGTAGCGGAGAACCCCGCAAGTTAGCCATTTCACGGCCAAACTGGTTTTGTTGTTGGAATAAACCGCCAACGCCTTGCATGGGAGGGCCTTGAACCGAGCCCATTTGTTGCATCAGTTGCTGCATCTGATCTTGTTGAGGCCTAGCTGGAGCTATTGAGTTTGCATAAGGGTTGGCTATCATACCACCTTCCGCATAATTTTGAACCATACCACCATCTCCATATCCCATTGCCGTAGAACTAAAACCTGCGTTCCCGGCTAAATTAACGTCCCCAGCTTGAAAACCGGCCGATCCGGCCCCGTCGCGGATTAATTGCTCTCCTGCACCACTACCGTAATTTCCACGAGAGTCATTTAAGACAGCCTGCGCCATCGCGCTTGTCATGCCTCTATGTTGAGCCCGTTCTTGAGCGGATTCAACAAACTCATCAACGTCGGCTCCTGAAAAACCGGGGTCTTCAGGAGCTACTGGAGCCGGGCCACCTTCGAACACAGGAGCCGTCGAGGTGAACTCTCCCGGCGAAGCTACTGTATCGGACCATTCCTCATAAGGCGTAGTCCGATCCGTTGCATTCCATGCTTCGATGGCCGCGTTGTACGCCTCACGGTCCTCGTTCCATTTAGCAAGTTGCGCGTTCCACGGTTCGATTTGGTTAAGGTTAAAGTCGTCAACAAGCGACTGATATGCTCCCGCATCTGTTTGATACTGTGTCAAAGCGGAGTTGTATGTTTTTATCCGGTTATCGTAATCATCCATGATATCCCGGTCAAACTTATAAAAATCATACTCGGGGGACGCGTATCCTACGATTGACATATTTTACGCTCCTAAACTTCCGATACCACTTTTCATTAATTGTGTTGCCGAATCATTGGGGAATAAAGCGGCGTACCTAGTCCTGTCAACGGGTCCGGAGGATTGTACAGGTGCCACGGGGGGTGGCGCAGCGGCCTGTTGTACAGGACTAGGCTGAGTAACCGGGCCGGTTTGGGTGGGAGGACCCACCGGCACGGTATTCAAGGACCCTTGTTGGTCTGAGGGGGGTAAGGGTATTGTTTCTTTTTCTATTTCGTCGTCTATCTCACGTGGAACGGCGGGACCTGCCCGACGTATTGGAGAGAAACCTAAGTCTTTTAACATGCCGCCGATCCGCTCGGCCACACGTATACGTTCCGCATCCCCCCGAGGTTTTCTCATCATTGCGGCGAGAAGCGTCGGGTTAGCCATAAGCTCGGACATAACGTCAGTTTGCAGGGCCGCAGGAATGTCGTTAAATATACGACGCATTGTTTCGGCACCTTGACCCGCTGCGATAAGAGCGCCGGGTCCACTTTGACCGCCGGTCACAAGCCGTTGTGCGCGAGTACCGAGCGCCGATCCAGTAATTCCTAAGTAGAAATCAAACAAAGGACCAGCCCGATCAACAAGCTCTCCAATGTCACCTGCTTTCTCTGACGCTTCAAAACGAACCATTTCAGATAAATAAGTTTTTAAGTTAGAAAGCTCGGCCTCGTTCATGACCTTGTTTTCTTTCATCCAGTCTACCAAGGATACGCGGCCAGAGGCCCCTTTGATAGGTCGGAACATGTCATCATACAGCGAACTGGGGCTAAACGTTCCAGAGTGACTGCCTCCAGCTTTTGTTGCGGCCCATTCCAAAATAGAGGATTTTAGACCCGTCATTGCCTGTTCTTGCATGTCTTCTGGAGCGTTTTTAACAACGTCCAAAAGTCTGTTTAATCCTTTGATAGGGGCTTTTGTGTTAATAGCCCGAGCTATAGCAGTAGTGGGACTTTCTGTACCGTGAACCCTGCGGCCCGTGTCGCTCACAACAGGGTTCATAAGGTCGTAAAAGCTAAGTTGTGCCAGTTCTTCCGCTTGTCGTTTCTGATTAATTACGGATGTTTCTTTAAGAAGAACATTTGCACTTTCTGCGTTTTGAAGGTCAAATTTTAGTGCAGGGAACTGGTCTAACACGTCTGAGTTTTTTGCTACCCATTTAGCCAGAGCGTCGGGATTAACTTGACCGGTGTTGGGGTCAAAGGCCTCCGATCTAGCGTTACGAAGAATCTGCTCGGTAACTCCTCGAAGAGTACCAACTGTTGTTTCTGCGTCGGCCAAACCTTCTTCTACGGCAAACATACCAATGTCATTGATTTGTTCCAACCGTAAGTATGTTGGATCGTTTCCGCCCTGTAAGATGCGGCGAGCCAAAAGCTCTGGTCCCATGCTCGCGGCTCCCGAGCCTTTTGTTTTTGTAGCCTCGCCCGCAAAGGCACGAGTAAACGTGTCGTTTAGAGCGCGAGAATAAGCTCTGGCGGTGTCATATTGAAAGCGATAGTTGTCTGCGGCAGGGCCCAACGAAGCTCCTCCGAGATCATCTAACATTGCACCAGCCATTTCATTAGCAATTCGAGCCGAATTGTAGTCTGGGTTTTCCCCTGACGCAAAACGACGAGCATAGTTTAATGCTATGCCCCGAAGTTCTGTTAGTTCTTTGGTGGTAAGCGGAGCGGTTACGGCACCAGAGCCGTCGGCCGCGGGCTGATTTCCCTGCATGACCATCAAGTCTGCGGTTTTGTCCAAAGCATCAGCTAATTGACGAGTTCGTGGTGTGGACATCCGCCCCCGAGACGAGCTTGCTTCTTGTCTAAGGCGCGTTAAAATCTCTTGTTGAGTTGCACCCTCGCCAGTCATCGTATCTACGATACTGCTTACCCGGTTTTCGTATGTTGTTCCGGCAAGTTTGTTTACAGCTTCTGTTGCTCGTTTCTGGGCAGTTCGTAATTCTGCGGGTACTGGTGGGGGTCCACTCAAGCCCAATTCGTCTGTTTTTCTAACTACAAAAGCTTGAAGAAGGGGCATATCATCAGCAAGTTTTTCCTGAAGTTCTGGAGATACACCCCGTAACCTATTCCAAGCCGTTATGAAGCTGGGAGTGTTGGTTGTTTCTCCCGCCGCGTTTGTGAAAGAAGTCAGATCAATATCAGGAACTGCGGACCATAAAACTTTTTCCTTGCTACGTGCCTGTCCCAACTGATTTGTAATTATGTCGAATAGTTTTTCTGAAAGCTGAATGTTGCTGGTTCCATCTCCAGAAACCTGCGAGAAGGCACTCATCACATTATCGGTTGCAAAGGCCATCCGTTCGTTTAACTGGGCGCTAAACACGCCCTCGGCTAGATCAGCGGCGGTTTGAATAGCGTCTTGGTCACCTGTTTGTGCCATGGCTAAAATAACGTTCCTCAAAGCTTTTATAGACGCCTTTGAACCTGCGGTTCTTTCCGCAGACAAGCCACCACCTAATTGCTCTAGGGAAGCTTCGATAGCCAACAGTGCGGGAGAGCCACCTTTGGCCCCCGCAGTTAAAGGAATCGGTTTACCATCTTCTCCAATGAGAAGCTCACCTAGATCATCTCCCGCTAATCTTGCGATTACGGCTTCTAAGTCTTCGCCCTCGGCCTCAAGAATGTCTACAATTCGTTCTACAGCTTTTTGTTGGCGTTTAGCCTTTAAAGGAGACAAAACTGCGCTTGCGCCGCCCTGTTCGTAGGTTTGTTTTACTCTCCGCAAAGCCGGGAGGATTTTGTCATAATTGTTTACAACGGGGACCATTGGACTGGTCACAAGAGTTGTGCCTACGCCGCCCACGCCTTCAAAGAAAATACGAGCCAATGGGTTGCCTTGAAAGTAAGTCTCAGAAAATCCGGCACCACCAACTTGACCTGCGCCCGCAACCGTTTCTCCTACGAGGAAAGGAATCGGTGCGGCGCGGGCCGTGGTTCCCGTTTTGGAAAGCAGATTTTGCGCCCCTTGAAGCAAACGGGTTGACCGAGAAGGTGTTATGCCTTTCTCTGCCAAGTTTTTAATAAACTCAGCCGTTCCTACGCCTACGTTTTTAGAAATCATAAATGGGAATGGAAGCCACCCCAACACTCCGGCAGCCGTTTTTCCAGATTCATACGCCGCGGTTTGACTGGGGAGCATGGGGCTTTCGGGTCCAATCAACTCATCCGTTAACAGTTCCCCGCCTTTGTAACCAAACAAAGACCCCACAACACCCGAGCCCAAAACAAACACACCTTTTGCAAGCGGGTGCGGTATAGGCGCTTTTGAGCCATATTTTACACCGGCTCCAAATCCGCCCAGTGATGTTGCGGCTGGCGCAATTTCACGTTCAAAGCCCTGCAAAAACGTTCCGGCCTCAATAGGGTTGCCCTCAGTATCTACGGCAAGAAGATTAATTATTTGGTCGTTAGTCAGCCCTCTTTCCGCCGGGGCTTTGTCCTTCAATCCGGGGAAAGTGTCAAACAAGGTGGATTGCCCACTTATTAACCCTTGGTATGATCCAGAGCCCAGAACTTCTTCGGCAAGCATTTCTGCAATTACCTTAGAAGGGTCTTTGCCCTCTCCAGAAAACCCTGCGACATACGCATCAAACTGCGGCTTGTCAAAAACCACAGGTTTACGGTTAGGGGGGTTGCTATCGGCTGTTACAACTTCGGGTTCCATTATGGTGTGCCCCCTTGTTGATTAAAGATATGCTGACGCAAGGCGTTGGCAGTACCGTCATCTACTTTTTGTCCGGACTGCAAAGGCACGGTTGAGAGCATGTTCAATAACCGGTCTATTTCGAAGTTGTTTGACAAAACGGCCTGTCTTGTTTTGTCATCTTGAACGCCGTCGCTCAAAGCTTGAAGGTTAGCTCTTTTCTGCGTAGTGGCTAAACGTTTTAATTCGATAAGTTTATTGGCCTCTGTTTCCGGGTTGGCAAAAAAGCTGTCCGGGTCTGCAAATAGGACTGCAACTTTTTCCATCTCTGCAACCGGGAATCGCGGGTTAACAACCAGAGCAGAACGAGTTAGAATAGTAAGCCCGCGCAAGAATTGACGGTTTGACTGCGTGTCTTGGAACGCTTCACGAGCTTGCGGGATAAATCCGCCAAAAGTATTATCCAAAAATACCGCAAATCCTGCATACGGGCCCGTACCATTACGGGCCGCATTCATGGCGTCTTTCATCAACCCAGCTTCTTCGGAAGACAGTGCCTGCGGGTTATCCCGCGTACCACCTTTGGCCACAATCCCAAGTTGCTCATCCAAAGCTTCTAAATCTTTGCCCGCTTTTAAAGAAATTCGTTGTTTAGCCGCAATGTCGTAAGCAATGTTATCGCTTAGTGGGTTAACACCCGTGGTTGGCATACTTACAGATTGACCACTCGCATCTAAGTATGTTCGTCCCCCATCGTAGCTTAGTACGTTTCCTAAACCTTGGATGGCGTAAGCTTTGGCCGTCGGAGCGGTGTCTGACCCCATGTTGGAAACTGTAAACTTTTGTGTTCCGCCCGCATTCGCGTTATTAGCGGCTTCAATTGCTGCACGTCCCGGAGCCGTTGTTATATCTACCACGCGAGTAGTTTGATTGCTCATGTTACGAATAACCTTAAAGACAGGCTCGGTAGGCGCGGATTCCGCTTGGAATACCGATACCGCCGAATTGTCCGCAGGATTAAATAGCACCAGATCGTTGTCTATCACTTTAAGCGACGGAGCCAATCTGTCTGCTTTAGCTTCAGCCTCTGTAAACGCTTGCTTGCGAACTGCCATGCTTTCGTTAGCAATCTGAGTAAGCGTCGCCAAATCAAGATTACCTTGCGAAATATCCAGACCGCGCTCTTTAAACCCATTAAGAACGTCATTCTGAAGCTGTGTAAGCAACCTGTCTTTTTCAGACTCGCTACCGGTAAAGTCCTGCATGTCCTCTTGCAGCAAGGCTTTGAAGTTTTGCGCTGTAATTTGCAAGTTTTCGCGAGCCGCACGATCTAATGCGTTTTCGGCAGCCGTAGCAATTTGTTGGTTGTGCGCGGCAGCGGCAGCAATTGTGCCTTTGTGGTCGGCCAGCGCGAGGTTAAAGTCGTGTCCTTTGTCCATCTGAGACAATTCGTAACCGTTTTTAACACCAGCCACTTTTAAAGTATTGTCCAGATCAACTGCTTTTTCTGTTACACGTAGGCTACTGTTTAATTCTGCCAACTGTCGATCAAGCTCTGCACGTTGAGCAATAGTTTTCTCATCATTTGCAAACCCAAGAGCTTGACGTGATGCACTAGCGGCATCAATCGCGTTCTGCAACTCGGTTTTAAACTCTTGTGAAGAAAGACGTTCTGAAGTCGTGAAGTCAAACTTTTTGCCCTGAAGGACTAAATCGTGAGCTTCCGCCAAACGCGCTTCTTTCGCTTGCAGTTCTTCCCGAAGTCTAATTTGAGCCTCGGTATTTGCGCCTTCAAGATTGGCCAGTGTCCGGCGACTTTCCGCCAAATCCTTTGCCAAACGTAGAGCATACGTTTGTTCTGTTTCGCCTTTTTCGCGTTGGAACGAGAACTTGTTGCTTTGCAATAGTAATTCTTGAGCGCGTTCCGCGGCTTTTTCTACTGATTTGCTTTCTGCCAAAGCGGCAGCCGCAGCGGCATCTATTTCTGCTTGTGTTTCTACACCCAGTTTAGTCTGAGAGGACTGCAACGCGGCCATGTCTAACTGGCGTCTTTGTGCGTCCTGACCTTGTTTAAATTTTAACAATTCTCCAGAACGGGCGCTAACGTTACCCAAAACAGGTTGCGCTACTTCGGCCAGTCTTTCTGCCGCGCTCATTTGACGGTCACCGGGGGTGGCAAATGCCAAAGCGCCTTGCGCAATGTCAAACAACATCTGCGATTGAGTCATTTTCTTCTGTTCGTCATACGCCGCTTGTTGGTCCCCCACACCTATTAGTTGGTTGTAAAGGGCTTTATCTTGTTGGAAAAGCTCTAAGGCTCGTGGATCAGGGACACCGGCGACACCACCCGGAGCCATATACTGGACCGCGCCGCCTTGGTTAAAATTTACTGGAACAGGAGCCTCCTCGGCACCCATATTTACCGTGGACATGATGCCCCCGGCCATATCTCCTTGTATTGGAGTGTCCATTGCTCCGGGAGCCAAGCTCCCTATTCCTTCGTCAACTGCCGCCATCTGCATGATAGGCTGAACCAAGGTTAGAACCGAATCCGGTGTGCGTTGAGCGTCTTCTTCGCCAACCACCCCTGCCAGTTCCATCCGGCGCTCCTGCAAGGGCATCTGATCGCCTCGGATTGAGTTAATTACACCCTCGTAATCCTCGTTTTCCGCGGCAGCATCTATGCCCTCAAAACTCCCTGCGGCCTGACTTAACATTTGCTCTAAAACCGCTGGATCAAGCCCTGCTTGACTTGCCAATTCGGAAGCTTGTTCCATGCTGCCACCTTCGGGGGGAGGCATACCTGCCATTGCCGCCGAAGGCGGAAGGGCCTGTTCTGGTGCGGGTGGCATCATTGGTGACCCGCCTGCTTGCATCCGACGTACCTGTCCACCATTAGCAAACATTTGTCGGCTCATTACGCCTCTATCCATCATTAAAATAACCCCGCATTTCTAGCGCCTGCCGCTGCCGACAGACCCGCTACGCCGAGCCCCAAAATACTTTGGGCAGGCGATACTGAAGGTGCCGTAGTTGCCGAGATACTTTGTTGAGACGACGGAGCGCCCTTATAAATATCCGACAAGAAAGACACCCGTTGATATGGTTCATAAGCTTCTTGAAGCTCTGTTTGACGGGCTGCTTCCAGTCCCGCTTGCTCTTGAGCTTGGAACTGTTTGCCAACATCGAACAAGAAACCAGTTTCTTTTTGACCCATGCTTTGATCCAGTTCACCGAGAGATGCTTGACGTAACCCAAGATTACCAAGTGCATCACCCTGTGCCAAGCCCAATTGTCCGTATTGTGCGCCAAGGCCACCAATGCCCTCGCCCATCCGGCCTTGCAACTCGGAGCCTTGTAGACCCAAACCGCCTGCCGCTTGTGCGCCCTGCATTCCCATGTTGGCCTGCGCTTGGCCAAGCTGACCTTGTTGCGCGGCCATCTGACCGGCAAACTGTTCTCCGGCAAGCGCGGTTTGACCCGCCTGCGCGGCAATACCAGATTGCGCCTGTGCGCCCTGCAAGCCTAATTGACCCTGTTGACCAGCCATCTGACCCGCTAATTGCGCGGCGTTCATGCCTGTTTGCGAGGAAAGTTGTTCTATACTCATACCTGTTTGAGCCAAAGCTTGTGCGTTTGCTGCAGCCATTTGCTCCGCAGAAAGGCCCAGTGATCCAGCTTGTTGCGCAGTTTGAGCGGCTAATTGTTCCGCCGACATACCAAGTTGCGCGGCCTGACCTGCGGTCTGACCCTGTAATTGTGCCGCTGACAAACCAAGCTGACCCGCCAATTGTTCCGCGGATTGTCCAAGCTGACCCGCTGTACCTAAGTTTTGAGAAGCAAGTTGCTCGGCAGCCATGCCTTGCTGACCTGCCGCTGTTTGTGCCGATAGACCAAGTTGTCCCAACTGACCCGCTTGCTGCGCCGCCAGTTGTTCTGCGGATAATCCTAGAGCGCCTGCCGCTTGTGCTGCTTGAGTTCCAGCTTGTGCGCCTTGTGCGCCAAGTGAACCCGTAAGCTGTGCCGCTTGCTGACCTCGGCCCTGTTGGGCTTCGTATGCTGCTTGTGCCCGTTGCGCTGCGCTTTCAAAGCCCGCTTGACGCATCCCTGCGGCAGTCCGGCCTTGCTGTTCCAACACGTTTCTTGCCATTTCGGCTTCTTGAACACCTTGGCGTGATCCGCCAAAGGCCCCTGCGCCAACCGCTTGTGCCCGTTGGCCTTGGGCCGCGATATCACCTTGACGCTGTATGTCTGATAGAGCCTGTTGAACAGCCGCATCTTCGTACTGGTTCATAAATGCGCCGGTAGAAGTCGGGTCAAAGGCCTCTGTTGTTCCGCTTAAAGCTGCAATGCCTTGCTGGGCGGATTGCGTTCCTAAAGCCCCGGCTTGTTGTAACGCCGTAGCAGCATCACCCGTAATTCCACGAGCGCCTTGAACGGCTTGATTGCTTTGGTCTAAAGCTGATTCATACGCGCCAATACCAC